TTGGCGTCGCGGATCACCAGCTCGCCGTCCAGCACCCAGCGCCCGGACGCGAAGCTCAGCTCGGGGAAGTAGCGGGCCAGCGATTTACCGCCGCGGGACTGGATGTAGGCGTCTTCGCCGTAAAGCTGAAACACCTTGTCTTCGGCCTGGGCCAGCCGTTCAAACTGCACCGGGAAGTCTTCACGCACAGCGCGGAAGTAGCCAAGACCGCCCTTCACGCACGCTATGCAATTTGCGTTGTCATAGCCAAGCAAATACATGGCCGGCAACTTGATCCCGGCGCGTTCGACCATTGCTTTGCAGTCTTCCTTGGTCAGACCGCGTTCAATCAGTGGAGCAATGATGGCTCTGTCGGGCCAGTTCTCGCGCCAGTCATCAAGCCGGTTTTGTTCTTCAGCGGTATAGCCAAGCACCAGTACATCGCCCGGCTGTTCAAACGTGTGTAACAGGCCGCGTTTGATGCGTGACGTGCAGGCGGCTCCATTGCGACCTTTGATGTAGCCCACAGTCTCAAATACCTCAATGGCGCTGGCGTTGTATTTCGTGTCGCGCAAGTTCACGATTTCATGCTCGAACCACTTTTCGCAGTCGGTGGCGAAGCGCCGGTTATCTTCGTGTTCTTCCTCAACATAGGCGTTCACAATGATGCACTGGTCGCCATGTTTGGCAAGCGTCAACTTCGTCGCAACCGCCGACGCAGCACCGCATGAAAATTGGCAGACGATGCGGCTCATCATTCGTACAGCGGGGTTAGTCCCGTTGTGTCGTTGACTTCACGAAAGGCGTCGTAATACTCGAACCAGCTTCCTACGTCTGGGCTGTAGTTTTCTTTTGAGCGCCAGGCGGTAGGCGCGCGCTTCGGTTTGGCTATCGCGTTACGTGCAAAGGTGTCGTTTGCCTCTTTGAGTGCATTGCGCTCAGCAAACATCTTCTGCCCTTGCTCGAACAGTTGGTCATTCGCTTTTTTCAATTGCTGATATTCGAGCAGAAAACTGATCTGCGCCTGAATCCATGCGTTCCCGCACGCCCGATAAAGGTTTGAGTTTTCTTGTTTCATCTCGGTGGAGAAATCCCACCACCACGATTCAAAAGCACATCTTGACCCAGCTTGCGTGCTGTCAACACTGTGAGTTTCTGGTTTCACTTCTTTTACGACATCGGTGGGGCATTCCGTTGCTGGTGCAGGCGAGGTAAGTTCGCGCACCATCAATAATTTGGATAAAAGGTAATCTGCCAGTTTGAATTGCCGCGCTACTTCCTCCCGGTATCGTTCCTCTTGGCCTTGAAACTTTGAAATATCGGAAAAGAAAAACAGGAAACCGCGCTGGTCTCTGATCCCATAGGGCTTGTTATTTTTATAGATGACTTTCAAATCATCCTCACAAATATGATTCATATAGCCGCCTTTCCCAGCCCAGGCTTACCCGCATAGCCCAGATGTGATTCGGGATTTACTCGCAGCGCCTTGCGTTTCATCTCGGCTTTGTCATGTTTGACGCGCTCGTCTGATTCCATCGAGCCGCCCGAAGTACAGCGTGGGCTTACCGCAGTCAGCTTTGAAGTTTTCTTGGCGGCTGGAACGTAGCGGTCTTTGAAATACTTGCGAGCGTAGATAAGTGCTTTTTCGTGGGCCGTCAGAACCTTGACCTCGGGCTCGACGCGCCAGTGAAAGGCTGATACATGCTCTACGGGAAGATGCAGGGCGGCGAAGTTTTCGGTGTAGGCTTCTGCGTTCATGCTGGCCTCATCGAATCAAGCCACAAAGACGCCGCAGCGGAGTCGGTCTGTGCGGTGGAGAACGTAGTCATTCCCTAAGCCTTCCCGTCGGTTTCCGAAAGCAGCGTATTGCCTCGCATGGTGCGAGTGACTACATTCAGCTCATCGATATATTTTTTGACATGAGCCAACAACACTTCATTGACATACGCATTGCGATCCATGCTCTTAGCCATGGCGATGGCGTCGAGCGCCTGGGCAAGCTCGGCGGGGCACATGCCGCGAAGCTCAATCTTGTCGGTTGCCATGATCTATGCCGCGCTTTCTGTGGGGGCCAGGTCGGCGAGATGGGCGGACTTGCGAGCCTGGACTTCAGCTACAGCGGCGAGATATGCGGCGCGGGCGGCTTCGGCAGTGGTGTGGCGGCTATGTTTCACCCCGGTGCATTGCATGACGAATGCGCCATGGTCGAAGGTGTATCCAAGGCCACAGCCAAGCCCATGTTCAACTTTGTTGTTGGCGGTCATGTAAGCGTGGCGGGCGGCTACGGCCTGTTGTTCTGTTTCATGGAGGCCAAGCCTTTCCTTGCCGCACTTCGCAAGCCAGGGCGTTTTTGTTCCAGGGTAGAGGCAGAAAACACCACGGCTTTCTTTTACTTTTCCGCGCCATTGCTCTACGGCTTCGCGGCTGTTTTCAGTTGCCAGTTGGATGTGAACATTGCCCAATTCATAGCAGCCGTCATCGCTCATTCGGGACATGACGTAATGGCCTTTCCCACGCCCGCGAAGGTGCAGTTTCCCGCTTGTTTGCCAAACAGCAAACCAACTTGCAAAGTTAAGTTTCCAGTCGATACCGCGGGCTTTGGCAGAATTGCTTTGGTTTCTGTAGGCGTAGAGAACGCGGTCTTTTCTGAGTTGAACGACAACGGCATACGGGAGCCCGTACTTCAATTGGTATCTCGCCTCTACCGACCTGGTCTTTGTTGCTTTTTTGAGAGCGGAGTATTTGGATCGCCCACCGTCGTCGGAGGTAATGCCGCAACTTTTCAAGAGTTGCCGAACGCGCTCTCGGGTGAGTTTGAATTGCTGGCCGATTTTTTCGAGGGTCACACCTTGCTGGTACATCGTGACCATCTTTTTTGTACGATCGGTCGGCTCTTTGGGAGCTGCGTTGCTGCGCCGAATGGTGATACCAAGCGTCTTTGCGTGGTTGGCAACGGTGCATTGGCGTATGCCAATCTCCCTGGCGATCACAGCCTTCGTCATGCCTTGGCCGGAAAGTTCCTTCAAGCGAGTTATGAGAAGGTCGCGTTTTTTCTGGCCGTCAGTAATGCCGCACTGGAGGCGAATACGCTCTGCATAGTTTTTAATTGTCTGTTGGCACACGCCAATGTGTTTGGCAATCTCGGAGATCGTTTGGCCTTGCCCAGCCATTTCGGCAACAAGAGCAATGTCGAAGCGCGGGCCGGTCATCTAGGACACCGTGCTTTCTTTGGTGAGTTTGTCCATACCCAACACGCGGTCGAGGCACCCGGGCTCAGCCTTCAACGCGCCAATCGTGATTCGTTCGATTTGAAGTTGCCTCGCCGATGGCGGGTACTCGGGCCACTCAGAAATAGTGCTCTGCCCCATGCCAAGCGCCTCTGCTAACTTCGTCTGTGTTCCGTAGAACGTAATTGCTTCAACCGTTTTCATTTACGCAGTATCGCACACGCGATAGGCGATGGTCAATATTTATTTTCAATCAAGGGCTACAAAGCAACTTATGGAAACTATCGGTCAAAGAATCAGACGATTGCGCCGGGATCGTGGCTTCATACGCCAGACGGAATTTGCCCCGCTGGTGGGGATGACGCAATCCAGCCTATCCGATGTAGAGTCAAAGAATAAAGCGTTTACCGCAGAGCAACTGATGGCTCTGTGCCGCGTGCTTCAGGTGTCGCCTGATCACGTTGTTTACGGAGGAGAGGAAGAAGATATGGGGACTATAGAAATGATGCAACTATTCAAAGCTCTGCCACCAATGCAGCGCGAATTTTTACTCACGTCAGCACGCGCCTTACAACCGCCAAAGGCAAACAAAACCGCTGCCTAGACGCCCCCTTTCAACTTTATCAGTTCCCGGTAAAACGCACTGACGCTAGGCGACTGCCCTAGCAAAACAGGCTCCATCAATCGCAAAAAGGCAACAGATTAGATTTATTTTGCCAAAATGTATCGGATAGGCGATATGTGGTGTATAGTTGCATCCAAGTCGCAAAACAAAGCGAACGACCAGGCTGGAACGCATACCCGGCCTTCAATGCCAACCCGAGGGGCGCGGCGGTCTAGGTGCTTAGCACCGATGCGAAGTTAGCGACTTACAGGGAGCGTGCAAAACGTGAACGGCTGGCTTGCTGGCCTTCAATTTTAGGAGTGAATATGGATCGAAACGATCTCACGCAAGAAATGCTACGGCAGCAGCTTCGCTATGACCCTGAAACCGGCGTATTCACTTGGAATGTTGAACAACGCTCAGGCGCAAAGAAGGGAGGTGTGGCAGGAAAACAGAATCCCGAAGGGTATCTCTACATTTCCGCATTTGGGCTCCCATTTTTTGCTCACCGGCTTGCATGGCTACATGTTTACGGTTCGTGGCCGCAGCAACAAATAGACCACATAGACGGAAACACGAGCAATAACAAACTCTCAAATTTAAGAGACGTGTCACCAAGAACGAACCAACAAAACAGATATGTCGCACAGAAAACTAGCAGAACCGGGCTGATTGGGGTATCTAAAACAGCCTATGAAAAATGGTATGCACGAATCAGAGTAGACGGTAAGCATAAATTTCTTGGGTGTTTTTCAACACCAGAACTTGCTAGTAGCGCTTATTTAGAAGCAAAGCGTATTTATCACAACCAAGGAGTGTGAAATGAAGTTTACAGAAGGCCCGTGGTCCGGTCCGGTGAACAACGCCGACCGTTTTGAAATTCAGGGCGGAGGCAGACGAATCGCTGTTGTTGACAAGATTGAGGATGCCTGCCTGATGCTGGCAGCACCCTTGATGTTTGAAAAGTTGCAGAAGGTCGTTAAGTGGCTTGAGATGTTGGCGACAAACGCAGAAAAGCGCGCTGAGGATAAGAGATTTCTATCGCTATCAGAGGCCAATGCTGCGGACGCAAAGAACTGGCGTGCCACGGCAAAGGACATCAATGAAATTCTTGCAAAGGCGGTGCAGCATGACGAATAAATCCGCACCCACACAGCGCCAGCGCAAGGCCCGCTACCCCGCCCACTTGAATGGCTATCCGGTGCGCGTCATTGGTCGCAACAAGGCAAGCGGAAAACTTTGGATCAAGGTACGCGGCTCTGAAACGCGCCTGGTTGATGAGGTCGAGGTGCAACCATGAGCACCCAAGCCCAGCGCCGCGCCTACACCCAGCACCAGGCGACCATGAACGCCATGGCCTGCAACATCTGCGGCGTCAAGCCAACCGAGGCCGAGTGCATTGATGCTGACCTGGAAGCCAATGTGAACAAGGCCGAGCGTGCGAATCAGCGCGAACAAGATTTTGCGCTGGTCGATCAGATTGATTACCTTAACAAGATTGGATGTGATTTGTGAAAACAATCGAAATCCCTAATTTTACTGGCCGTGAGCCAGTAGAGATATTCGCCTACACACACCAAGACACGGACATCGGCAATGTGGTGTCGATTCGCCAGCGCTGCGGTTCGTGCAGTTTTCAGCACTCCATGACCGCCACGCAAGCGCGTGATATGGCCGAGGCGCTGCTGGCAATGGCAGATTCATTTGACGAGGCCACATCATGACCGCCCGCCTGACGTTTTTGAACTGGTGCGCTGCCGGAGTGATCGCGCTGGTGCTGTCGGTCGCCTGGCTGCTTGATGTGCCGTCCGAAGTGCAGTTGCGCATCGACACCATCCGCACCAATCTAGAAGCGCAGGAACAAGACGCAAAGCTGGCCGAGCAGGAGGCCCATTTCGCCCAGGCAGCGCAGGACATTTGCACGAAAAACGGCGCTTGGACACGCGACGGAAACACGCTGCAATGTTTCACGCATAGAGGTCATCGGACCATTGTTACGAGGGTTTCGAAATGAATGACGGCGTAGAAGACCTTGGCTGGATTGTGCTTGGCGTGCTGATTGCATCTGTAGTCGGCGCTGTTGTTTGGAGGTGGATGGTATGAGTTGCAATTGCAAAACAGAGCTTGAATCAAAGCTGACAGACAGCTTCAAAGCTAAGGAGCCGAATGCCTCGGCTCATAAGGTAGAGCTAATGGGCTACGGGCTTGTAGTTACTGACACTTCATTAGTGTCAAAGGCATTCATGGAATACGAAACCTTCGCACTTATGCCGCTGAAAAAAGGCGGCAGCAAGCCAAAGAAAACAACAGGAAATATGTTCTTCAGCTACTGCCCATTTTGCGGAGTGGAAGCATGACCACCATCGACACCATGGCAGCAGATGCCAGCAAGCGGGTGTTCTATATCGCCAGCATTAAGCACACCGGAACGCATGACGAACACATCACGTTTTGGGGAAAGAACCACTGCGGTTACACGCCCGTTGTTGGCGACCACATCGGGGAATATGAATTGTCTGATGCGGTTCGCCTTAATGATGGCCTCGATCACATCGCTGTGCCGGTTGAGTTTGTCAAAAGCATTGCCAGCCCGGAGCCGTATTGGAAACCGGGAGCGAGGTTCTATGACCAACGCGGCCCCGTAGTTGACAACACCCGCGCAATTTGGAATCAGTTGCTTAAGGCTTCGCTCCCTGATGGCCGCAAGTTTTCGAAACAAAAGATTTCAGTTCATCGCGGAGCAAGAAGGTCGTTTGGCTGGACTGATGCGGGAGTCACACCATGACCGCACTCATAGACCAAATGACGCTTGATGCCAGCGCGAGACTGAATCTGTGGGTTGCAAGAAGCGCAGGGCAACACCGTCGCGCCATACACAACGACTTTAACCGCGCCCTGGTCAACCACTTCTACGAAGCCGGGAACGTGCCCGCCGCCGCAATTGAGTTTTCCGGTTCCGAGCCCGACGAAAAGCCGCTGTCCATCAACGAAACGCTGTGGGTTTTTGTCGGCATGGCGCTTGGCCTGGTGATGTTCGGGATTACGGTCGGATGGATTTACGCCAAGTGGAAGCTTGGTTTTAACTAGGAGAATGAAATGGGATTAGATTGCTCACATAACGCATGGAGTGGCGCTTACTCTGCTTTTATGCGGTGGAGGCGGGAACTGGCGAAAGTAGCCGAGATGCCCCCGCTTGATTTAATGCAAGGGTTCTACGACAGCAAAGAGTACGGAACGCTGTATTTTGGGCAAAACCTAGCGGATGAACTTTATGCCAGCAAGCGGAATAATCTGAGCGAGGACTTGCCGATTAAATGGGATTGCCTTAAAGAATCCGCGCTGCATGAATTGCTCTATCACAGCGATTGTGAAGGCGAAATAGCAGCGGATAGATGCGGGCCTATTGCCGACGCGCTTGAGGCCCTGATTCCAAAATTACCAGAAGGTGACGCCGGTGGACACATTGGCAACTGGCGCAAAAAGACAGCGCAATTCGTTGCTGGCCTGCGGGAAGCGGCAGCGGCAGGCGAGCCGCTAGGCTTCCATTGAACGGGCGCATCAAACTGTTTTTTAACTAACAACTGAGGAAATGAAAATGAGCAACGCAGTAGTAGAAATCAAACAAGGTGCCCTGGCGCACACGCAAAACGCGGGCCGCATGGCGGTGTCCGACATCATCAGTCACGTTGCGGTTGTCCAAGAGGTCATGCGCGCAGTGATGAAGCCGGATGTGCATTACGGAACGATTCCAGGCACGCCGAAGCCGACACTCTACAAAGCTGGCGCCGAAGTTCTGTGCATGGTGTTTCGTGTCGCGGACACCTATGAAGTCACCGACCTGTCAACCGCTGATACCGTGCGCTATCGGGTCAACTGCATCGGCACGCACCAGGTCAGCGGCGTAGTGCTGGGCTCCGGCCTGGGCGAAGCGTCAAGCGGGGAAGAAAAATACAAATGGCGCAAGGCTGTTTGCAGCGAGGAATTTACCGAGACACCGGCCAACATGCGCCGAGTCAAGCACGCTCGGGGAAAAAACAACACGACCTATAAGCAAGAGCAGATTCGCACCGAGCCCGCTGACTTGGCAAACACCATTCTGAAAATGGCGAACAAACGCGCCAAGATGGCAATGGTGTTGAACGTGACTGCCGCCAGCGACTGTTTCAGCCAAGACCTTGAGGATATGGATGCCGCACTTGTGGACCACCTTACCCGGCACGAGGGCGACGCGCCGACTGATCAAGGTGCCATCAAAGAACTGCCTCCCTGCCCCGACGCCAAGTTTGCCAAGACACTGCCCGCCTGGACAAAGAACGTCGCCGAAGGCGGCAAGGTTGCCGACCTGCTGGCGATGCTGCAAAGCAAATACACCCTGAGCGCCGAGCAACTGGCTGCAATCAACGCGCTGGAAAAGCCTGCCCAGCCGGAAGCCAACGCCGATTTTGTCAACGCTTTGGGAGATTGAAAATGGAAACTACCGTCATTCATAACATCCAACAAAAAACGCCGGAATGGTTCAAACTGCGCGCGTCTCACGACACCGCCAGCGAAGCGCCCGCCGCCCTTGGCGTTTCAAAATACCAGACCCGCTCTGCTCTGCTCAAGCAAAAGAACACCGGCCTGTCCGACGACGTTGACGGCGCAAAACAAGCCCTGTTTGACCGTGGGCACGCTGCCGAGGAATCGGCTCGCGCGATTGCCGAGGAAATCATCGGCGAAGATTTGTTCCCTATCACAGCAACACTCACGGGTGACGGAGTGCCACTGCTGGCAAGCCTAGACGGTGCCACGATGGACCGCAAGATCATTTGGGAACACAAGCTGTACTCGGCATTGATCCTTCCCGGCATCGAGACTGGCAATCTGGACCCGCACTACACGGTGCAGATGGATCAACAACTTTTGGTCACTGGTGCCGACAAGTGCCTTTTCATGATTTCAGACGGCACCAAAGAACTCATGGCGTATTGCTGGTACAAGGCCGATCAATCGAAGTTTGACGCACTGATTTCCGGGTGGAAACAATTTCATGCTGACCTGGACGCCTACGTCCCCACAGCGTCCACAGTCCAAGCCGTCGCCGCCCCGGTTGAATCCCTGCCAGCAGTCCGGGTCCAACTTGACGGGCAGCTTGTCGTTGCGTCAAACCTGCCTGAATTCGCCGTCGCCCTGCGCGCCTTTATCGAGCGCATCCCAGCAAAGCCGAGCACAGATCAAGAATTTGCCGATTGTGAAGCGGCCTGCAAGTCACTCAAAAAAGCCGAGGATGCGCTGGAATCATCCGAGACGCACGCCCTGGCCCAAATGACCGATGTTGAGTCAATGCGCCGCATGGTTGCCGACTTGCGTAATTTGGCAAGGGCGACACGGCTGGCGAGTGAAAAGACTGTCGCCGCACGCAAAGAGTCGATCCGTGGCGAGATTGTGGCCGATGGGGTTAAGGCCATGGCCGAACATATCACCGCTCTGAATACGCGCCTGGGCAAGCCCTACATGCCCACTGTGGCCGCTGACTTCGGTGGTGCCATCAAGGGCAAGCGCACGGTGGATAGCCTGCGGGATGCAGTCAGCACTACCCTGGCCAATGCCAAAATCAGCGCCAGCGCCATTGCCGATCACATTTCAATAAACCTTGTCGTTTTGGCCGCGACGGACCAGAGCTATTCTTTTTTGTTCCGTGATCTTCCAACGATTGTTTTGAAAGATACGAACGATTTTGCACTGTTGATCAAGTCTCGCATTTCAGAGCACCAGGCCGCCGAAGCCAAGAAGGAAGCCGAGCAGCGCGAGCGCATCCGG